AGAGGACTTTTCCGAAGCAGCGGCTCCGGATCCGTGGGCGACTGAGCTTCAGTTATTTCGAGGTCTGTGATCATTTTCGTTTGAAAAAGTGAGCTGAGGGCCACGGATGCGGGTTCGTGGCCCTCAGCCCGCACAACCACGAGAGGGTTAGCTCGCGGCTTGCTGCAACAGCGCGAACGCGGCCGGCTGAATGCGCTGGCCGTCAGTACGCAGGAAGGCCTGGAAGCCCACCTGGTGGTTCGGCATGTAGAGCTCGTTGAACCGAACCATGGTGATTCCACCGATCTCGCGGACGATGTATTTCGCGAAGTCGCCGAACAGCATGGTGTATTTCGACGCCATCGCGCCGCTTTCGCTGGCGCCCTGGGTCCACTGCTGCATGTCGGCATTCCAGTCGTACCCGTAGCCGTAGATCTTGTCGGGCACGCCCTGGGCGATGGAGACTTCCCACAGCGGCCGGCCATATTTGTCTTTCAGCTTGCGGAGGTAATCGAACACCGACCAGTGCGCCATGAACTTCGCGTTCACGCGGTACATGGGATCGAGCTCGGCGATCAGGTTGGCCAGATCGTCGCTGCCGATCGAGTTCGAACCGTCGACCGACGCGCCGCCATCGTTGCTGGCAGAGCCGACCGCGGTGACCACCAAAGGCGAGGCATCGTTTTCGATGGCCGTGAGAATGCCGTTCGGTTGGCCCGTGCCGCTGCCGCTGGTATAGCCCAGGTTGGTGATGCGAGCCAGGCGGATGGCGAACTGCTCGGAGAGCCATGCCTCCAGATCGAAGGCGGAATCCTGCAGCAGCTGCACGCTGAGCAGAACCTGCTTCGAGCTGGCCAGGTACGCATTGAATTGCACGTTCCCGAACGCGGGGTTCACTTGCGACACCGGATTCGATTCGGCAACCCAGTTGCCGACGTTTGCCGTGTCGTCTCCGGTGGGCCAGTTCAACACGTTGCCCGTCGAAGTGTTCAGCACTCGCGCGTTTCTGCGGATGCCGCCGAAGGAGATCAGCTTGCGCTCAATCTCACGCTGGAAGCCGATCGGCACCAGGTAGTAGCCGTCGGTGGCGCTGGTCGCGTCGCCCAGGCCTGCATAGGCGCGGGACTCGAGCGCCAGGCACTCCTCGAGGATCGAATCGGGTTTCGAGTTCTTCGAGCGCATGTGGCGCCAGAAGGCTTTGCGGTACTCCTGTGAGTTCCGCATCTCGAAATAGGTGCGCTGTTCCTCGTTGAAGAACTCGCGGCTCTCCATTGAATTGTCGAACGGCGTCAGCTTGCGGCTTCCACCAGCGGCCGGATCTGTGACCGGTTGCCCCGCGGGCGGCGCCGTCACCGAACGCAATTCACTGTCGAGAGTCGACTGCGCCTCGAGAGCGTCGATCTGATCTTTCATCGAGCGCTGTTCTGCGTCGAGCTGTTTGTAGCGTTTCTGAGCCTCGGCGTTCCAGCGTGTGGGCTCGGTGAGATCGTTCATTTCGTCGACGAGCTTGGCGCGCTTTTTGCGCAGCTCGAGAGCTTCCTGCTTAAAATCACGTGCCATGGTGACACCTCAGATGTGGAGTTTTGTTCGGAGCACGCAGCCGAGGCCCGCGGCTCGCGGGCACGTGCGCATCGCCGCTGCTGCACCGTGAGCTCCTGGCTCGAGGCCCCGTTGGGCCGTGCAGCGCGACGGCAGAACTTTGAAGAAAAGATCTAGCTGATCGTAAAGTTGGTGCCGGCCGGGTTGCAGTACCAGGCGCCGTTATAGGCGGTGAGCGTGACGGCATCGCCAGCTGAGCCGCCGCTGGTGGCAATGTGATGCACGCCGTTGATTCCGCTGGCGGGCGTGGTGATGGTGTGAGCGTGCCCGCTGGTGTCGATGATCTTCAGCTCCTGGCCATCATTTCCACCGTTGGCCGGGCTGCCGGCAACAGGGGCGGCCAGCGTAAGAGCAGCAACGCCCGCGGCAGTGATGACCACTTTGCCGTGCGTGATGCTGATGACGCCGGCGCCGGTCGCAGAGTGGAGTTCAATGCCGGCGAACTCCTGGTCGGCGTAGGGGCCGAATGTGCCCAGGGACTGATCCATCGGCGAGGCCGTGGTGCCGGTGAAGGTGAGAGCGGTGCCGCCGATAACTGCCAGCGCTAACAGCGCTGCCAGCCAGCCCGCGGGATGAACGAATAGAGCGAGAGCAGCAAAGGGTAGCATTGAGGTTTCTCCTTGTTGGTTGGTTCCTTCAGTCGAGTTCGGACTTCAGCGCATTGGCTCGCGCCCTTGCGTGTTCGAGGCTCAGATCGATCGAGCGCTGGCACGCGCAATTCGTTTGGTCGCCGCAGGCCTGCTGATCGTCAGGACAGCCGGCGCAGTTGCCATCACGGCAGGAGCGGCAGTCGCATTCGCAGCCGCCAGCCTGGGATGTGCGGGCGCTGCGTTTGTTTTCGCAACGCGAACAAGCGTCGCAGCGGCAGCTGCAGGCCATTTCTTCATCATCGCGTTTCAGCGCGCGCGCCAGCATACGGCTGCGCAGCTCAGGAGTCATACCGCTAACGCGACGCAGCTCTTGCAGCAGCGATCGCGCGCCCACGCTGGTGCCTTCGTAAGCGGGAAATGTCACCGGGCCGACGTCATAGAGCGAACCGATCTCTTCGATTTCGCGCGTGTAGGTCGTCATTTTTCCGTCTGAGCTTTCCTCTTCGCGCCAGGCCTGTTTCGAAACCTGAAAGCTGAAGCTGCAGCCGGTGACGTCTTTGCGATCGACGAAGCAACGCACGTCCTGGGCGACGCCGGTGCGCGAGTCGAGCGCCGCGTCGTAGCTGAGGCCCTTGTTGTCTTCGCGCATTTGCAGTGTGTTGTTTTCGGTGCGCGCCAGAACCTTGTTCGGGTCGTGATTGAAAAGGCAGCGCACATCTTGCCGCTCTCGCAGCACGCGGGCGAAGGCGCCAGGCTTGATGGTTTCGATCCACCGCATGCCGGTGTCTTCGTAGAGCACGTACTCTTCGTTGAAGACGGCCGCGTATCCCTCGAGCGCGGGCTTGGCATCGTCGCCTGCAGCGCGAACCTGCGCACCTTTTACGAATCGGCGTTCTGCAATCATTTGCTTCCTCCTGGTTTTGCCGGCTGAAGACGCGGATCGCCGGGGCGTGGCGCTCTGGGAGCTCGCGGGGCACGCGGCGCGCGTGGATAGAACTGTGTCGATTTCCCCATCAGCGTTTTCTTCGTCGCTTCTCGCGCGGCGCCGGGCGCGGTTGCGGCCGCGGCTTCGTCATGGTGTTGGCGACACGATCGAGCATGGCCGACTCCGGAGGTGCTGTTGGCGAGTTTGGTGCGTTGCTTCCCAAGGGAGCCTCCACGGCCACGCCGGCATCGATCGCGGCGCAGGCCTCAAAGTGCGGCAATTCTTTTTCCTGCAGCGTGTCGAGCAGCAGCACTTTCATTCCGGATCCGTTTCGGCAGGATCTTCGACGTCGACTTCCGGCGGTTCGCACTCTTTGCGCAGCTGCTCGATGGCGCGCCGGAATTCGGTGGCCGCGATCTTGTCGTCATCACTCCAGGACACTGACCGATGGGACATGCCGGCAATGTACTTCTGGACGAACTGCGAACTTCTCTCGCTCAGCCGCATGTCACCCGGCTCGCGGCGCGATGGATCGCACTCGAAGGCCGCGGCGATGGGCATTAAAACCGGCTGGAAACAACGCTGGAAGTCGCGCTCATTGGGCTTGTGGCGGGCCAGAATGCGGCCGAAAGCATCGCGGAACGAGGGATAAAACAGTGCGAAATAGCGCTTCACTTCGAGATCGAGCTTCTTTGCGAGATCTCGTTTGCCGCCTTGCGTCGTGCCGCTGGCCGGCTTCGAGCTGCCATCGCCGCCATCCTGATCGTCGCCGCCCTGGCCTGCAGCCGCGCCCTGGGGTTCGCTCGTTGGGTCGCCGCCCTCTTCCCAGTCTTCGGTAACCCATGCCATGTTCACTGGCTGCCAGAGCTTGTCGCCAGGATCTTTCGACTTCAGTTGCTTCGACGAGTACGGCTGGAAGCCCAACAGCTTGCGCCCTTCGTGGATCGTGACCAGGCCTGCGTAGCGGCCCATCTGCACGCCCTTCAGCAGGTCGGCATAGGTTGCGCGCTCGAATTGCGAAGTGTCGTAGCGGCAGAAGAAGCGCCCGGCATTGCGTCCGATCTCAGGGAACAAACGCACGTTGTGGCCCTGCTCGAAGCGGTTCAGCCAGGGCTTCAGCGTGAAAGTAAGAAACTCAAGGGCGCGCTGCTCCATGTTGGCGCGGGATTCGGCCGCTTCCCCCAGAAAATGGGGTGGTATGCCAAAAATGCAGGCGATTTGTGTGCGGTTGAACTCCCGAGTCTGAAGGAACTGGGCTTCTTCGGGCGGGATGCCGACGTTGACCCACTCCATTCCACCATCGAGGATGGCAACGCGCCTGGCGTTGCCGCGCGCGTGCGCGGCGATCCAGGTCTGCGCGTCCTTGAGCTTTAATTCCGGATCGCGCATGCCTGGTGTTTTCAGGTAGCCGCCGGGTCGCGAGTCGTTCGCGAAAAACTTTGCTGAGTACGATTGCGCTGCCAGGTCGTTGCCCAGCACCTCGCGCGCGTAGTACTTCACCGGACTCAAGCCCACCAGGCCATCCATGCCGAGGCCTTTGATGTGCACGATGTCAGTGGCGCGAATCGTGCGCTCGTAGCCGGTGGGCGAGTCATTCGTTTTATAAAACAGGTCGCCGGGCTCGAGATCGAAGCCGCCGGGGCCGCCCTTCGCGAAGCGATAGGGAATCGTGCGAAACGGATTGCGCAGGAACAACCCACCGGGCTGGCCGGCGCCGTTGTAGCCGATCTCGCCATACATGTTGCCGGTGAGACAGAGATGCGTCATGCCCGCATGAAAATAATCGGCGGCCGTGCAGTCTCGATTCGGACGCAGCCGCAAGACCGGCGAGAGTGGATGATCGTCCGCCAGGCGCTCGCTGCCATCGTCCATGCGCTCATATACGTTTAACGGTGTAGAAGAAATCGCGTCACTGAGAAGCCGTGTGCAGCCCACGAATGCAGAGATCTGCATCGCGGTGAGTTCGTTGACTTCGACGCCTGACTCGGAAGGCGCCACACCAAACCAGCCGGCAAAGTAGTCGGCGGGAAACGAGATCACTGACCCGAGCGAATCGCGAAACTCTTTCCACTGTTGTGCCCAGGACATGGCTCAGCTGTTTTTCTTGCGACCGCTGGAAGCAAACGCCAAACTCAACAGCAGGCCGCCGAGCGAGAGAAGCCCGAGCGGCCGGTAGATCATGGCGGCGCCGGCGACGACCGCCGCCGAGCCCAGAACAGCCGAGAGTGCGGTGAAGCGATTCATTAGTGCTTACCGCAGTCGAAGATGACCTGGTCGCCTTTGAAACGGCCGATGCAAAGCTCGCCGCAACGTTGGCACACATCCATCACCGAGATCCCGCCGTCGCCCTGCACGGGGTTCGCATTGGCGCGGCTGATGCACATGATCAGAGCGACGATGCCGTCGATCTTCTCTCGAGCTTTCGATTTATCGGGCTTCAGATTGCCGGCGGGATCCTGCGAGACCACCAGGTTGTCGGCCATCCAGTTGAGCACCGGATTGTTGCCGTGCTCGAACTCGCGCGAGGCGATCATCTTCAGCAGTTCCTTGGTGGGATCCGACATGGAGCGATAGCCCTGCGGGTGCTCGATCAACGTTAGCCCGTCAGCCATGAGCTGTGTCGAGAGCTGCGTCGCATTCCAGGGATCGAAGGCCGTCTCCTGGATGCGGAAGTCCTTCGCCAGCTTGCGATGCAGTTCGCGGATGAAGTCGTAGTCGACGACGTTGCCTGGTGTGGGCGTCAAGAATCCGAAGCGCGACCAGACGTCGTAGGGAACGCGATCGCGTTTGCAGCGCTGCACAATTGCCTCTTCAGGGACGAAGAAAAACGGCAGCACGCGCGCCTTCGCCAGGCCGGTCTGTTTTGGGAAGAAGAGAACGTCGGCGGAGAGATCGAGCTTGGTGGAGAGATCGAGCGCGGCGAAGCACGTCTTGCCGAGGAGCTCCTGCAGCCACTTGCCTCGCACAACAGTGGGATCTTCGCTGGTGCCGGCACAGGCGGCCCACTGGTGCGGCAGAATCACGCGTTCGTCCTGTTGCGTCCAGACGTTGAGATGCAGGCGCAGAAATGCGTTCAACGCCGTGGGATCGTTCTTCGCACGCTGCGCCTGCTCGCGCAGATAATCGACCTTCACCGACTTGCCGAAGTTGGGATTGCACTTCGCCCATTCGGCCTCGCTCTCCCAGTCGGCGCCGTCGTCGAGCATGGCGACGAAGGCGAAGAAGCGATCGTCTTCGATGACGCGCTCGAGGACCTTGCGCGCGTACTCGTACTGCGCGAAGCAGAACGATTGCCGGTCCCAGCCGTGTGTGGTGATGCCCAACATCAGCGGCTGGCGCCGCGCGGCCTGCGACGTCGCAATGACGTCCCAGAGATCGCGTGAAGCGTGAACGTGGAGCTCATCGGCCAGGCCAGCCGAGGCGTTGAGCCCGTGGTGGGTTTCGTCGTCGGCCGAGAGTGGCATGAACCGGGAATTCGTGAGCAGGATGTGAAGATTGTTCTTCACCAGGCCCACGCGCTGCGTCAGCCGCGGTGATGCGTTGCGCATCTGCACGGCCTCGTCGAAGATTAGCTTCGCCTGGTCTTTGGTCGACGCGAATGTGTAAACCTCAGCGCCGGCTTCACCATCGGCCGCGAGCAGCTTCAGGCCTTCGCCAGAGAGCAGCGTTGTCTTGCCGTTCTTCCGCGGTACCGCAATGTAGGCCTCGCGAAAGCGCCTGGTGCCGTCGGCGCGCTTCCAACCGAACAGCATCGCGTCGATGAACGATTGCCAGAGCTCAAGCTCGAAGGGCTGCCCGGCCCACTCTCCTTTCGAATGCTGCAGTACCTTGAAAAACAGATTCGAGCGCGCGGCCGCGGCGACGTCGAAGTAGATTCCCCGCGCGGCGCCGTGCGCGAGATCGTCGAGATGACGCTGACACGCGCGCTTGATCAGATCGTTTGCGGGGATCTCGCCGGCGAGAACCCCCGTGACATAGAGATCCCACGCGTGGACCTCGACGCTAGTGTTCGGCCGCTTAGTTCGGCCGGCGGGTTGATTGCGTCGGCGCGTCGAAGAGACCGTCGAGCGCGTCGGGCGCGTCATGGCTGGCATTGATTTTCAGTTTGGATCGCGAGGCCGGCGTCAGGCCGAACTCGAGCAGAAACGATTTCATGTGCCGCAACGCATCGGACTTGATGCGCACCGCGGGATTCACTTTCAACTCGGCTACACCCGTCAGTTGATCGAGCGTGGCGCAGATCAGTCCGTACTTCTCGATCGCGGCCTCGGCCTTCACCAGCTGAGCGTAGGCAGAACAGTAAGCTGCGAGCGCTTTGCCGTCGGCGACGGTGAGAACTTTCATGTCGATCAGGATGGGAATGATGCGCCGCCACTCTGCGCGACCTTCTGCATTCAGGAACTTCGGCATCTCCGGAACGCCGCGCGGAGCTTTGGGCTCGTGCTCGTTGAGCTTTCGCTTTCCGGGGTTGCCCAGGAACTTCTTCAGCGCTGTCGGCTTACGATTTGAGCCGCCTGAACCTCTACCGCCCATAAATTTATGAAAAATCTTTTGCTGCGGCCGTGTGTGTGCGGCTGTGAACCGGTCGCCGGACCGCCCTCCTGGCGAAAACAGACCCCCCTACCCACCTCGAGCGGTCTTGGCGGTGTGATCAGCTTTGCAGGCGCCTTGCAGGTTGGAGAGGTCGAAGAAGCGACGCCAGTCGTTGCCGTGTTGTGCAACGTACTCAGCGGCTGGGATGATGTGATCAGCTTCGGTGCTGAGCGCGTTGCCGCCACAGAGTGTGGCGATCTTGCAGAATGGATCTTGCGCGAGGACTGCTGGCCGAGTCCGTTCTCGCCAGTGTGCCGTGTCATAGAGACGACGAAGGCCGCCAGCCCGACGCCGGCGTTCACGATCGCGATCCGCCGACTGGAATCGTGCAGGCTGGGCAATCGGCGCGCGGCGCGGCATCTGAGGTGTGGTGTCGTCATCGAGCAATGACGGGAGCGAGTGAGTGCCACAGTGCGATCACGATGACCTCAATACCTTTGGCGGCCGCACCACCAACCAGCGCGACCAGCACTGTGTTCTTGATGCGTGCCGCCAGCAGTTGACTGCGCAGCAGGTTGATGTCTTTGCGCTGGGTGCGCAACTGATCACACGCCGCCACCATGTCCTTCGCCAGTTGCTCCGGAGTTCGGGTCAGGTAGCGTTGTCGCCACTCCGGTTTGATCTCGCCGAACCGATCCGAATTCATAGTCGTCGAAAATCACCAACGCCAGCAGCAACCGCGCCGCATACGAATATTTCGTCGTCGTCGGTCTCGAGGCAATCCACGCCCAAGTTTCGGGTTTGCGGCCGACTGCTTCGGACAGTTGGCTGAGCTGGCGTTCTGGCTGGGTCAGGCGCACGCATGGTGAAACGTGTTTTCCGGGATGGCGAGTCCAGCTTCCTGCAAGCCGAGCTGAAACAGCTCGCAACGCCACCAGCGCGGATCGCCGCCGAGCAGGCCAACTTCGCGCAACCCAATCTGAAACAGCTCGCAGTGCCAATAGATCGCGAACTTCACACGCGCGTTTGGCGCCACCATGTGCAGCTTGGCATAGATCGCGCGCAGGCGGTTTTTTACGGTCTGTTTGGTGGTGCCGATTTCGGCGGCGATCTCAGCGGCAGACAGCCCGCGCGAGAGCAGGGAAGCGATGCGAAGTTCTTTGACGGTGAATGGAATCATGCGGACTGCTCCTGCGACCAATCCCAGCCCGCGCGAACGGTGGAAATGTTGGGTTGGCTCTCAGTGTAGTAGGGCGGAATGAATTTGCAATTCCCGACTTCGACAGGCGGCAGCTTCGCAGGGATGAAATGCACTTGTGGCGGCGCCGGCCACAGCGCTGAAAAAACGGAGTCGGGCGCAAAACGCCGAATCACCTTGCCAGGACGAATCTCTTCGGCGGCGAGGCGTTCAACGAGACGAGCGGCGTCCGACGCGGAGATATAGGCGCGCGCGCGATCGTCCGCAGACTGGTGCCAATCTAAAACAGCGACTCGCATGGGAAACACACGTTGGCTAAGGGAACCGCATCACCGCATGGCGCGGGAAGTGCCAAGAGACCAAAAGGGGCAGGTCGAGAGCTAGTGTAGGGCCAAACCGGGGATTGGCAATGTTACCGCGGTGCTATGCCGAGCGGCGGTGCAGGCTGGGGAGTGGAATGGCATGTGCAAGCAAAACTCCAGCCCTGCGCCGCCTCCGGTGAAGGATACGGCCTCAGCTTTGGGCGATCAGTTGCTTCAGATACTTCTCGCCGGTGAGACCGAACGTTGAAGCCACTGCATTCAGCGGGGTCAGCGTCTGCGCGTCGCCCAGGCCATCTTTCAGCAACAGGCGAGCCTCTGGATGCACGCGCAGAAAGTACGGCTTGAAACTGCCGTCGAGCTCCGGGGTGGAGTTGATGACCTTCACCATCACCAAAGGTTCGTCGCCAGGAATCTCGGTGCGATATAGCTCACCGAACTCGTCCTCCGCGATTTTCTCAGCTCCGCTGTCGAGCAGATAGCGCGTCAGGCCGTAGCGCTCAATGAAGACGCGACGGACTTCCGCATTCTCTTCCTCGGCGATGTGCTTCAGCGTGATCCACTCAGGCTTCATAACGACGAATGCCGGCACCATCACGCCGTGCCAGAAGTAAAGATTCTCTACGTCAGAGCGAAGTGCCGGTCCTTGGGAATTGTGCAATCGCCGGCCGCCACCCGCTATTGATTCACGGTGGACTTCAGGCTTCGCCACCCAGTAGAGTGTGTCCTCCGTCCAGTGCAGCATCCAGCCACCGGCTAAGAACGCTTCAAACAGAGGCTTCGACCATGACTGAACAGCAGCGGGCGATTTTAGCTGAACCGCGCCAATGTAGGTGGTTGCCATCCAGCTGATCTCACCGGACCAATATCGCCAACCCCAAGCTTGAATGCACCACGCCGTGAAGCGATGCAGCGAAGCTGCATCGCTTCCGATTTCGCGTGCGTCGCGTGCGTCGAGTGCGGCGAGTGCGGCGAGTGCGTCGAGTGCGTCGCGTGCGTCGCGTGCGTCGCGTGCGTCGAGTGCGGCGAGTGCGTCGCGTGCGTCGAGTGCGGCGAGTGCGTCGCGTGCGTCGAGTGCGTCGAGTGCGTCGCGTGCGTCGCGTGCGTCGCGTGCGTCGAGTGCGGCGAGTGCGTCGCGTGCGGCGCGTGCGTCGCGTGCGTCGAGTGCGTCGAGTGCGGCGCGTGCGTCGCGTGCGTCGAGTGCGTCGAGTGCGTCGCGTGCGTC